ATCCACCGCCGCGCCGCTGCGGTTCCAGGCGGTGACCGTCACCGTGTCCTGCGCGCCGATCTGCGCGAGGAACACGACGCCGGAGGTCGAAAGCGAATAGGCTGCCTGCACGAAATCGCCCGGCCGCGCGCCGCTGACGGGCACATTGGTCTGCGCGCTGCCGCCCGCGGCGATGGAAGGCGGATCCCAGGGCTGCTCCTCCACCAATTCCCTGGCGCCGTGGCGCAGATCCGGCAGGCCGTAGAGTACGGCCGGCGCATGGCGCGGGTCGCACAGAAGGCGCATCGCGCGCAGCTCATAGTCCTGGCCGATCCGGGCGACGCCGATCACCGCGAAGCCGACGGCGGCCGAAAGCCGCACCGCCTGCAGGCGCGTCAGCGTCGTATCCTCCATATCCGCGCCGCCCTGCCACCAGCGCGCCGCCGGATTCCAATGCATCGACTGGCCCGAGGCCAGCACGGCCTGGCCGGCCGCATCCGTCAGCAGGTTCATGTTCGCGTCGAAGCACATCACCATCAGCCGTGGCGCATCGGCATCGAGCGCGAGCGCGAAGTGCTTGCAGCGGCGCGCATCCACCACGAAGCCCAGCGCCCGGCCGCCACCCAGCACCACGCCACGGCTGTTGAGCGTGAGGGCATCGAGCGCCGGGAAGACGAAGTCCCCAAGGCTGGTTGGCGTGCCCATGACGTTGGAGGACAGCACGGCGAGCTTTTCGAAGCCGGTCTCCGTGGCGTTCCAGCGGATCGCCGCCGCGCGCAGATTGGGCAGGGACACCACGTCCCGCGTCGCATCCACATGCGGGGAGGCCTGGTGCATCACGCGCACCACGCCCCCGAAGCGCGTCGCGGTGGCGGTGTGATCGATCTCCACCCGATAGCCCTGGCTGGCCCAGGCGACTTCGTACACATGGTCCTGGGCCGCGGCGGTGTGGCGCGCGACGAAGCCGGTGCAGCGTTCCATCCGCAGCGCGCGCGCCATGATGGAACGGCTGTTCACCTCGCACAGGAAGGGGATGCCGACGATCGGCCGACCTTCCGCGTTCAGCTCGAAATTCGGCCCGTCGAAGACATGGCGGTTATGCGCCACATAGGCGCCCGGCGCCGCCGACAGGCGGATGCCGAACCGGTCCTTGTCCGTGTGCACGGTGCTGCCCACCGCGAAGTGCCCGCCATAGTAGCGAATGGATGTGTTCCAGCCCTGCGCGGTCGCGGCGTGGATATCGAGGCCGATGCGGTTGTTGACGAAGCGGCCGAGGAACAGAGTCGTATCCTCGAAGCCGCGCCCGTCGCCTTGTGTTCGCACGCCGATGGTGAAGCCCGCCACCTCCCGAATCTCGACCATCGAGGCGTCGAGGTTGCGGAGCAGCACGCCGATCGCGCCCTCATCGCTCCAATCCGACTGGCTGGCGCGCAGCACGGTCAGGCCGGTGAGGATCTTGTTCGCGTTGCGCGCCGTTCCCCCGTCGCCGATCGTCAGCGCGGCCTGCGCGGCGGGCCCGGCATAGAGGATGCGCCCGCGCATCACGAGCCCCGCCGCGGCCCCCGGCAACATCAGCGGCAGGGTGGTGCGGAAGACGCCCTCGCCCAGCAGCAGCGTCTTGCCCGTGGCGCCGGCAGCGTTCATCGCCGCCTGCAGCGCTGGCCCGTCATCGGTGAAGCCGTTGCCTGTGGCGCCGAAGTCGCGCACCGACAGCCGCTCTCCCATCTTGTCCTCGACGGTGCGCGGCACCGCGCCGGGGAAGGGGGCGGTGAGAAGCGCGGAATCGCGCGGGAAGACCGAGGCATCGCCATTCGAATCGAAGCCGAGCAGCCGGTTCGCGCGCGCGGGGCGCAACGGCAGCACCATGCGGCCGCCGACCTCGCCGGGATCCTGGCGCAGCGTCGTGCCGATCTCCTCGCGCTGTTCCTGCTGCACGGCCACCAGGCGGTCCAGCTCGTCGTTCAGCGTGCGGGCGCGCAGCAGGCCGTTGTCCTGGAAGTCGGTGGCGCGCTGCACCGTCATGCGCCGCCGCAGCGTCACCGTGTCACCGGATGCGGGTGGCGCGGCCAGTCGCACCACGCCCCCCGTGGTCTCGCCCGCGCCGGTCACGGCGTAGCCGCCCGACAGCACGACGCTGCCGATCCGCAGCTCAAGGTCCTCGGCGTCGAAGATGGGGAAGGGGAAGGCGAAATCGGTGCGCGCGCCGTCACCGACATACTGCACGCGCGGCGCGACATCGCCGATGCGGATGTGCTCGGCCATCGTCTCTCGGCTCCGAAAAGATCAGGGGTTGGTAGGGGGTGGACCTAGTCCAGCAGGGTGCGCAGCGTGCCGCTGAAGGTCGCGCCGGCGCGCAACCAGGGCGTCAGCGACCCGTCGTCGTTCAGAAGGCTGCGTCGGCCCGCGGCAAGCCGCGCGTCGAAGACGGCGAGAGAATCGGATTGCGCCGCCGCCGCATCGCGCCGCAGCCCGGCGGTCAGCGCGGCGGCGGAGCCTTCATCCGGCTGGATGCCGCCGGCGGCGAGCCGCGCGCGGGCGGAGGCGATGGTGCCCGCCAGCCGCGACTCCGCGGCGCGGCGCTCGGCGGCCTGCTGGGCCGCCAGCTGCTGCTGCCGCGCTTCATTCTGCGCCTTGGCATCCGCCGCCTGCTTCCGCGCCTGCGCGCCCTGCATCTGCACCTGGCGGCCAGTGCCAAAGATGGATGCGCCGGCCCCAAGGACCGTGGCGATCGGGACGATCTGGGCCATCAGTCGTTCATCCTCGTATCGGTGGTGACGGATAGCAGCGTGACCGGCAGAGGCGTGTCGCCTTCCACGCGCCAGAGCGGCGCCATCGCATCGCGCCGCCAGCCGAGGGCTCGCAGCGAGATGTCGCCGGTGAAGGCCGGCGGCGCCGCATCGAGCAGCCTGGTGTCGAGCCGGCGGAACGCCACCGGCTGCACCCCGCGCCCGAGATCGACCGACAGCGCCGGCGTCGCCAGCAGCCGGAAGGTCGCGGAGACGAGCCGCAGCGGGGCCGCGGCCGAGCCCGCGCCGGTCGCGAGTTGCGGCGGCAGCGGTTCGATCACATGCGTGAAGGGCAGGCCCGCCTGCACGCTGCCCGCTGGCGGATCGAGCAGGATCCGCCCCGCCACGACACGCTGTCGCCCGCGCGGCGCGCCATCTGCCAGCACGCCGACCTCGAGGCCTTCGAGGTGCTCAAGCCCGGTCCAGCTGTCCTGCGGCGTCTCTGCGCTGCCCGCCAGCGCGGCATCGAGGCCGAGCGCGGCATCGAAGCGTTCCAGCCGGTGGCTGCCCGCCCGTTCCACCACGGCGTAGACGCGGCCATCGGTTTCCGCCACCGCGCGGAAGGCGCCCTGCGTTTCCTGCCGTGTCCAGGCGATCACCTGTTCGGCGCGGTAGAGCGTGAGGGTGGCGAGGCTGCCATCGTCCATCACCATGTGCAGCAGCCGATCCGCCTGGTCATAGGCCATCGAGATCGGCTGCACGATGATGTGGCGGGCGATCAAGGCGAGGTCGTTCGACTGATAGGCGTCCGCAACGTCGGTATAGGCGAATTCGTGCACGGCACGGCCAGACCGCGCGGCGAAGACGGTGGAGCCATCCACATCAACCGGCGGGATCATGCGGTCCACCGGACTGCCGATGCGGGTCTGCCGGATCAGCTGGATCGAGGCCGGCGTCAGCGGGTCGCCCGTGACCATCCACTCCGCGCCTGAAGTGAAGACCTGCAGGTGCCGGCCCGAAAAGACGGCGCGGATGGCGTTCACCTGGTCCGACATCAAGGCGAAGGCGATGCCCTCGTCATCGAGACCGGTGCCCGGATCGAAATCGCCGAGATCGCCGCTGCGCGACAGCCAAAGCTGGTTCGGCAGGTCGCGCGAGCCGCCGAGCACGAGGCGCGCCTGGTGGAAGCAGGCGGTCACCGGCCAGCCGCGCGCCCCGCTGAAGGCGCTCTCATCCCAATCTTCGACGGCGCTGGTCCCGGGCAGCGTGTCGAGCACCGTGACGGTTGCGCTGCGCGGGTCGGACACGGCGGTGACCTGCACGCGCTTGCCCGCAAGCCTGATCTGCGCGCCGATATGCAGCGCCGCGAAGACATCCTGCGATGCGGTGAGTTGGATCGTGTCGCTGGTGCCGCTCGGCGTGATCGTGGCGCCGGAGACGAAGGTGTGGAAGGGCGGCCGTGTGAAAGTGAAATCCGCCAGCGTCCAGCTGGCGTGGCCCGTGCGCGTGATGCGCTTCGGCGCCATGTCCGGATGGAACAGCAGCAGCGTGTCGGCATTCTGCGTGAAGGCCAGTTGCGGCAGCATCGGCGCTGTCCAGGGTCCGGAGATGGAAGCGACCTCCGCATCCTCCATGAAGACCTGCATCCGGCCCGCGGTCAGCACGAGAAGGTAGGTCTGCTCGGTGTTGAATTCGAAGGCGATCAGCCGCGCGGGACCGGCCAGGCCCGCGACATGGCGCAGCCCCTTGCGGCGCGCGACGCCGCCGGTCGGCTGGATGACGACATTCCTGAGGCGGCGGGCGCCATTCTCGAAGGCCCGCAGGTCGCCCCTGCCATAGAGTTCGGGCGCGAGTTCGCCGGCGGCAAAGCTCGCCTTGATGCGGCGCATGGCGGCGGGCATCGCGCTCAGCCCCTGATGTCGACGAGCGGGAAGCCCTCGATCCCGCGCGGCGTGTCCTGCTGGCTGTCGATCTGGCGTGCGGCGCGCAACTCCTGCTCCGCCAGGCGGAACAGGATCTCGGCGCGCGATGCGCTTTCGGTCAATGGAAGGCAGAATTCGGCGGCCAACCGCGCGACCAGGCAGGCGGCGAAGAAGGGCGGGAAGGCGCTTTCGTCGGGGCGGAATATGTAGCTGAGCGTCACCTGCGCGGCGTCCGCGTGCAGCCGGCCTTCATTGATGCGGTAGGTGATTCCGCGCCCGCACCCCTCGGTGCCGGCCGACAGGGCGCGCAGGAAGCCGTTCGGCAGCTGGAAGGCATGCGCGAAATCGGCGACGGGCGTCGCCACCAGCCGGGGCAGAGTCGCCTGGCCGGACGCGAAGGACCAGGGATGCGCCGAGACCACGGCGTCGCGCACGCCGGGATAGAGATTGGCGGCGACCTCGGCCTCGGCGGTGCCCTCGGTGAGCGAGGCGATGGGCTGCGCGCCGAGGCGCAGCAGGGCGCGCGAACAGAGCGCGAGTGCGGTCAGCGACATGGGGTGGATCCTGGGGAGAAGGTGGTGGGGGCGCGGGAGGGAAGGCCCCCCACCCGACCCTCCCCCGCGGATGCGGGGGAGGGAGCCGTCAGCGTGCTGGAGCCGCGCGGATGCGAACGACTATTCAGCCGCGCGCATCCGCATGACTTATTCAGCCGCGCGCATGCGCACGACGCCGCTGTTGTCCACCAGCGTCGCGCCCTGGCTCATCATGTTGGCCACGAAATGCGCGGCGCGGTCGCCGTGCCAGGTGACGTCGGTCTGCACCTCTGCCGCGGCGGCGTGGCCGATCGCGGTCTTGTGGTAGAAGTAGCAGTACCGCAGCGCACCGGATCTGGTCAGGCCGGAATGCGGCATCCACAGCGCGCCGAGCCAGCGCTTCGCCTGCGTGCCGCGCCACGGCAACTCGCCTTCCCCCACATATTCGGAAGATGCGAATTCCGGCAGCGCCAGCAGCTGGCTCCACTGCTTCCAGCCGACGATGGCGTAGCGCTGGCCGTCATCCGGCACATCGGCCGCGCCCATCATTTCGAAGGCCAGCAGCACCTTCGCCTTGGTCAGCCCGTCGAGGTCGGTCGTCCCGGCGGCGGTGCCGAGCGCCTCGCGCGTCGCGGTGTCGAGTGCGGCGATGATCAGCTCATCGGTCTTGCGGCCCAGCGCATAGGCGCCGGCATTGGCGATGACCTCGCGCTCGTCCAGGTTCGTCTTCAGCTCATCGAGCCGGTCCACCCAGTCGCCGGCGTAGTAGTCCTGCAGCACGCATTCGACCTGCGCGTGCTCCAGGTTCATCACGGGCACGCTGCCGTGGCGCGTCTTGGCCGCGGCGACGCCCTTGCCGACCTTGGGGAAGAAGGTTGAGGTACCGGCGACGCCGGTCTTGCTGCGGACCGTCGGGCGCAGCTTGGAGCCCTGGCGCTGATAGGCTTCGTGGACCTCGGCCTGGAACTGCTTGGTGAAGACCGCGTCGATGGCGGTGCTGGCGGGCATGGGGGCCCCTCCTTGATCCTGGGTTGCGGGATGCGCGCCGAAGCCCGTTGACCGCAGGGGCGGGCGGCGGCGCGAAGGGCCCGCACGCCCGCGATGCGGGTTCCGTGCGGGCAAGGTGGTGGAAGCTGTCGGGGCGGATGGGGACCGGCGGCGAAGCGCCGGCCCGCGCCATCCGCCCCGTGGCCGCCGCGCATCGGCGCGGCGGCGCCGGCCGCGTACCTCGACCGCGGGAAGGGGCGGGAGGTTGCGGCCGGAAGGCTTGGCGATACGCTATCGCGCCTCGCCCACCAGGCGGCGGAAGCCGTCGGTGACGCGGCGGACGAAGTCGGGTTCCCGCGAACGCCAGTAGCGCGGGTCGCGCATCATCTTCCGCAGCTCGGCCTCATCCGGCCCCGTATCCGCATCGCCGCCACGGGCGAGGGAAGGTTCCTTCCCCGCCATCATGCGCTGCATCGCGATCACGCCTTCGGCTGTGGTGGACAGCGCGGCGAAGACCGTCTCCGGCAGGTTGGCGCGGCCCCAGGCGGCGATCTGCGGGACCAGGCGGCGGAAGCGCTCCTCGCCGCCGAATTCGGCGTGCAGCTTCTCGCGCTGGCGCCCGGCTTCGAAGTCCGCCGCCGCCTCCGCGATCAGCGGCACGAGCCGCTCGGCCGCGAGGTCGTAGACCAGCTGCGCCTGGCTGCAGCTGAAGCCGGCTTCGTGCAGGCGCCGGTTGATCTCCTCATCGGGGCCGCACAGCTCATGCGGCGGCGTGATCTCGTAGCCCTCGGGGCCGTCGGGCACGCCGAGCATGCGGCGCCAGCGCGCATGCTCCTCATCCGGCGCGTCGTCGCCGGGGCGGATCACGCGGCGCGACATGGCGCGTTCCAGCTCGAGATAGGATTTCAGCAGCGCCTCGATGCGGATGCCGCCGGTGGCGGGGTCCCGGAATTTTTCCGGCATATCAAGCTTCGACGTGGCCGGCGTGCCGTTGTGGGTCGCGATGTCGAGAAGATCCTCGGACATATCCGGGCTCACTCCTGGTTGGTGGTTTCACGCGTGTCAGGCGTCGTGGGCCGGAGGATTTCCGGCGGGGCGCCCAAGGTCCGCCCCAGCCAGCGCGCGGCGGCGCCGGCATCGATGCTGGCCGCCGCTTCCCCGCCCAGCTTCGCGGCCGCTTCGAGGAACAGGATCGTATCCGCCGCATCCGCCCGCGCCTGCACCCGCGCGAGCGGAGAGGCGTAGACCAGCCGTACCTCCCGCCCATCCAGCGCGAGTGGCGGGATCTCCCCGCGTCGCCGCAGCACGGCGAGGCAGCGCGCGATCAGCGGCGTCAGCAGCTCGGCCTGCAGCCGCCCATAGGTCGCGCCCAGAAGCCGTGCGGCGGTGGCGCTGCGTTCCATCA